TGAAACGGTGCGGTTGTGGTGTGTCGTGTTTTACGGTGTGATATTATATAAGTGTCGGTTTCGATGAAAGGAAAAATAAAATGAGTTTTATGAATTTTAAAGCATTGTCTAATTCAATCGATTTTTACGTGAATAGTGTTTACGATGTGCTTGTATATTTCGTTGATATTGCATCCGATTGCTTAATCGAAATTCGGTATGTCGATTGCGTTGCCGCATACGGGCTTAGGGATGTACTTGACGATGGCGTGTTTTACGTTCCGGGCGCAGTCTGTTTAGGGTATCGTATTAATCGGTGATTGCGAGGGGATTGACTATGTATTGCAAGCGTAATACTTGTGATTTCATCAAGGGTTACAGGGTTCGTGGTGAACGTCATGTAAGGGGTGCTGTTATGGGTGCGAAGTGGTTTAAATGTAATTCGTATGTGTCGGATTATGTGTTTGCGCATTGTCGTGATATGATTGATTTGATGCGGCGGGGATTGTGGGCGGGATGAGGTGTGGTGATGGCCTATTAGCTCAGTGGTTAGAGCGGCATTCTTATAAAATGTGCGTGCCGGGTTCAATTCCCGGATAGGCTACGCGATTGTGATATATTTGGTCATGGCATGTTATTCGATGTGTCATGACCTTTTTATTTGTGAGGTAGTTTGATGGATATTAGTGCGATTGTAACCGTTGTCGGAAGCGTAGGGTTTCCGATTGTCGCGTGTTGTGGTATGGCGTGGTTTATCGCCACGACGTTCAGCGATTTTAATGATTTGATGACGAAGAATAATGTTCTGACGGAAGAACTTATTGCATTGCTTGAGAATAATAAGGGTGATAGTGATGATACGAATGTGGCGTAGCGTGTTGGCGTGCGTGTGCGCGTTGTCATTGGTTTTTGTGCCATCTGCAAGCGCGGACATGCGCGGGGTGGATGTGAGCAATTGGCAGTGTGATATTGATACGTCCGCGCTTGACGCTGATTTCGTAGTGACGGGTGCCACATGGGGTATCGGCGGTTTCAATAATATGTGTCTGACCAACGGTGTGAATCAGGCAGCGAACTATCAACTTGGGCGTGCAATGGACAGCGGCAAAAGTGTCGGCGTATATCATTACGCGATGGGGCATGACGCGAACGCGGAAGCTGACTTTTTTATAGACAACGTACGTGGATATGTTGGAAACGCTGTGCTTGCTTTGGACTGGGAATTTCAGGACAATCCGCAGTTTGGTAATGGCGCGTGGATTGAAACGTGGGTACGTCATGTGCATGACCGCACGCAGGTGTGGCCGATTGTCTATGTTCAGGCGTCAGCGCTGGGGCAGCTTACTTCATACGTGCGGGAGCATTGCGGCGTATGGGTTGCTCAGTATGCGTCGATGAACGTAACCGGTTATCAGGAAACACCGTGGTTATATGGGGCGTATGGTGAAGCCATGCGTCAATATACGTCGAACGGATATGTGCCGGGGTATGCCGGACGATTGGACTTGAATTATTTCCGGGGCGAACGCTGGCAGTGGGATGCATACGCGCATGGCGACGGTGCGAATGTATCCGCGCCGGAAACGAACATTGGGGGCAATGTATCGCAGTCTGCTTGCGTGGCAGTCGTGACGGGAGATACGCTGTCAGGCATTGCCGAACGTACTGGCTTGTTGCCGTGGCAGTCATGGTATGGGTACGGTTCGGGTAATCCGGCTGTGATTTATCCGGGTGAAACCGTGTGCTATGGCGGGGCTGCGCAGTCGAATGTGGCGCGTGCGCATACGGTTGCGTCCGGTGAGTCTTTGTGGTCGATTTTCGGCGGTGATTGGGCGCGTGTCGCGTCGCTTAATGGTTTGTCTAACCCGAATTTGATTTATCCGGGGCAGATTTTGCGTTATTGAGAATCAATATCAATAGTCGGCGTGTCGCTTTTTTGCACACGCCGATTTTTGTGCTATAGTTATTTATGTCGCCAAAATGGTTGACGGAAAAACAGATACAAAGGATAACAAATATGCGAAAGATACGTAAAGTAATCGCTGACAGCACCATAAGCTATTATGACAGGAACGGTGTGGAACAGACATTCCACACTAACGGAAACGTTCGTAATGTTGAAATGGCCGTTAAAGTGCTTATGGATGCCGGTATTGTTAATATCTTGGTTGACGATATTACCGTAAACAAAAACACGTATGTCATGGACGTTGATACGTTCATTGAGCACGCGGAACGTGTCGCAACTGACGTAAACGGTCCCGATACCGACAATGATACCGACAATGATAACGATAAAGATAAAGATAAAGATATTGAATTTTGAAAGGAACTGAAATGAACGAGGAAAACGAACAGATGAACGACACTACCGTGAATGAAACCGCACAGGACACCGCTGAAAACTATCGTTATATTTGCACGATGGATAACAGTACGTTCGAGGGCAAGCGCGCCATCGTCAACGCACGTAATAGCGCGTTGTCGCTGAACGGACGCGGTGCGAAACCGTTGCTTGTTGTTGGTGCCTATATCGCGCCGGGCGTGCGTTCTCAGACTGGGCAGAAATGCGCGAACGTCTATCTTTTCGGAAAGGACGGCAATACGTATTTCAGTCAGTCACAGGGTATCTACCGTAGTGTGTTGGATATCTATGATATGTTCCCCGATTTCAACGCGCCGGACGGCATTACTGTTGTAGTCAAGCAGACACCGTTGGGCGGTGGCCGTTTCACGAAATCGCTTGAAATCAAGTAGTTCGGAATGAAACAAAAGTGTCATAATATGTTATGGCACTTTTTTTTATAAGGTGGTGAACATGCCTAGAGCGCACAAACAAGCGGACGTATTGACCGCGAAACGCAAGCGTGTACGCCGCGCTATAAACAGTCTGAAAAAAAGCATTACCGACATCATGCCCGAAAGCGAAGCGAACGCGCGGCGCGCTTACATACAGCGACTTGAAACGCAGCTGAAAAACACGTATGTTGGCCGTGTCCGTAATAGCGGCATGCGGAATGAACTGTATCAGCGTGCGAACGAAACCGCCGATAAACTCGTGCAACAGGTGAGCGAGGTACGCGGCGGTAAAGGGCGTGCGAGGGAGCGTGCGCGTTCGTTCAACATTTTCCGCGAGGAAATGCGCATGGCGTCCAAAGGAATGCCGAGCGCGTTGGGCGACCTCGGGCGGGAAAAAGTCAAGGTGTTTTGGCGATACACACAAAACATATGGCAGAAATCGAACGTTCCGCCGAACAAACGATTAGAAACCATTATGCAAGCATATGATGCTGATTCGCTCAGTGGGCTTTTTGATACTATCATGCAACGAAACGAAAAGGTGTTGGAGTACGCCAAAAATATGAAAATGCATACAGGCGAATTGGAGGATTACATGGACGTTGACGGTGGTAGTCCGATATGGCTTATTGCGGTTTCACCCGATGTAGTACGATGATAAAGCGCAAGAAATTTAAGATTGCGGCGATATTCGACACCGAAACAACGAATATTGGCACGGGTGCCGAAACGCGTGCATACCCGATATTATACATTTTCAACGATTTGCGTAATACGCCGCTGGAATCGTACACTTCCGATACGGACGATGTACGGTTTTACCGGTACACGTCTGAAGCGTTGACGTACATTGATAATCTTATTGAATATGGGTGTGCGCACGATTATGTCCCGATAATCGCGGCTTATAACCTCATGTTCGATATGCAGACTCTCATGATGGAATTGGCGCAGTCGTACGTGATTGAGGTCAATGCGCAGACCGCTACAAGCGTGTACACGCTCGATTTGTGCGTAGGCGATAATGTGGTGTGCCGTTTTTGGGACACGTTTTATCTCGAAATGGGCGGATTGCGCGCGATGGGCGAAACATGCGGATTGCCGAAAGCGGTGGGTGATTGGGATTATTCACTTGTGCGTACACCTGAAACGCCTTTGACGGAAGAAGAAAAATTTTACGCACGTCGTGATGTGCAAGTGATACCCCAATACTTGCAATGGCTGCTGCGCGCTAATCATTGGCTCACGTCTGACATGCTGGGGTGCCGCGTGCTTACCAAGACTTCGCTTGTGCGGCAGATGGCACGTCGTGAAATCGGCGGGCGGCGCGTCACGTTGCAAGGTGGTAAGAAAATCACATTGCAATACGCTTTTGAGATGACGTGTAATCAGGAATTCCCGAAGAATTACAAATCTTATGCCCTGCGAAAAGCATGTTTCCGTGGCGGATTGACGTTTACGAGCGCTAAAACCGCTAGTGTTGTCGTGGATAGCGTCGCGTCCTTAGATGTCACGTCAATGCATCACGCTTTCATTAATGGCCGACGTTTGCCGGTAAAATTTGCGTCAGCGCCTACGGATATTTTGCAAATCGCATGCGAACGCATTGTTAATACGTCGCTTGAAGATGTGTTGTCGAATTATGATGACCCGTTTCTTACAGGATTGCATGTGGCTGTGAGATTCGTAAATCTCAGATTGCGTAAAAATACATGTTTCGACGCGTGGGGGATTGCAATATGCCCACGTTCCAAGTTTGTGAAAACGTTGCAAGCGGACACCGATTACAGCAATAACGAACGCGCGAAAACACAGGAAAACAGTATTAGGACGCACGGTTACGTTGACAGCGCCGTTAATCCAACGTACGCTTTCGGGAAATTATATCGGGCGGACGAATGCATATTACATGTCAATGAAATCGAATTGTGGAACGTGGCGCAAGTGTACGAGTTTGACGAAATGCATGTACTGTACGGTGAAGCAACCACTAAGACGATTGTTCCGCCCGATTACGTAACCTTACAATCTAACATGCTTTTCGCACGGAAAACCGACGTGAAAAACCTTATCAAGGGGTACACCGAGGGCGTGCCATACGCGGGGGATATTCCTGATTCGATACCGGAGGGTATCGCGCACGACGCGAAGACAGGCGATTTAAGTATGAAATTTCTGCAATCTTATTACGGTTCTACGGTTAAGGGGCAATTTAATGGCATATATGGCACACAGGCACAGGACGTTATGAAAGCGGATTATCGCGTGACGGAAACTGGTGATCTTGAAGTTGATAAAACCACTGTTTGCACTCCCGAGAATTTTGCGGAAAAGCGCCCGAAAACACCACGCGTCCTATACACGTACGGAATGCGAATCGTAGCGGGCAGCAGAATGCACCTCTTGATAGCCATGATGCTAATATACCGTCATTTCGGTGCACGCGTAGCGGTTACGGGCGGCGACACCGATAGTCTGAAAATCAGTTGCGATGACGACGTGGGCGACGCGGAATTGCTGGATGCGCTCAAACCGCTGCATAACGCAATCGAAAACGCAATCAACCGCACCATGCGACGCGTCCGAAACACCGCGCCCGACATGGCGTCAACGCTAGACCATATCGGAAAATTCGAGGTGGAGGACTGTGGCGGTGCCACGCGTTATGTCGAACATATGGAATTGTGGAATAAAGCACGCGTCAGTTTGGACAAAAACGGGCGCGTACATGTCACTTGCGCCGGACTTCCGCGCCCGGAGGGTGTGTACACCATTGAAGATTTTATAGCCGATGTCATGCATGCGGGGCACGGTTTCGCGGAAACCGTACAAACGTCGCTCGGTTATGACGTATTGGTAGATTATGAAATTTGTCATACATTGCAACGCAATCGACCGCATGTATGGGATAGGTACGTTGGAACCGTCACCGATTATCGGGGCGTGACATATCATGTTGACGCACCTGAATCGATAGCGTTGTACCCGTCCGGCAGATGGCTGGGCGAATCGGACAAACAAGCCAACGGCGAGAATCTGGCATATATCCGAAACATGTATAATAGGAATGCGGAAACAACGCCCCGCGAACTTATTATGCGGAACGGCAAACCTATGATTGTGAGTATTGATGGCGAAATATTATTATGACCGGCTTAAGACGCTGATATTACCGAGAAACGCAGATGTGAACATGATTATCGGCGCACGTGGCCTAGGTAAGACTTACGGTGTACGAAAATACATGATAGAGGATTACTTAAAAAACGGGTACTGTTTCGTTGAAGTGACACGCTTTCGTGAGGAAAACAACGACATCGCGGCGAACTATTTCAGCCGTATTGTACAAGATGATATTTTCCCTGATTATGAATTTTGTACAACCAATAAAATAGCCAAAATTCGTAAAAAGAAAACCGGCAAGCAAGAAAACGAATGGAAAACAATTGGATATTTTATACCTTTGTCGTTGCAGCAGCAGAAAAAGAAAAGCACGTACGTTAACGTACGCAATATTTGTATGGATGAAATCATCATAGACAACGATGACCGGTATCACACGTATTTGAAAAACGAGTTCGAGCAATTGGCGAAACTTGTGGATACCGTTACACGCGAACGCGCCGACGATACGGAACTGCGCAAACCGAGAATATTTCTGCTCGGTAATGCTTGCGACGCGTGGAACCCGTATTTTCAACATTATGACGTGCCGTTGGAACCCGAGTTCGGCTTGCAATGGCTGGGCGGGAAAACATGTCTGTTCGACTATGTGCGGGATGACGCGTACGCCGAGCAGAAAACAAAAAATACAGTGTCGGGTCGCATGCTGAAGAACAACGATGACATGACCGCAAAAAACAGGTTCAAACGGCACGACACCGATTTTATCGAAAAACCGCACGGACATGCAAGACTTACGTATGTTTTCCGATGGCTGCGACATGAATACGGTATCTATGTCGATTTGCGTTGTGGATACGTCTTCGTATCCTCGAAATACGACGGTGGCACGCACGTCCCGTATTTCGCCATCACAAGGGACGATAACAAGCTGAACTATCTTACCGCGAACATGGCGAAGGATTTGATTAGAAACCTCACGTCATATTACGCGCTGGGTTATCTGCGCTATGATATGGTGGAAACGCAACACGCCGTAAGTGAAATGCTCAGAAATTTTGGTGTAAAATAAACACGGCATACGCAAGGTGTCGTAACGAGGGCGATAAAACATTATCATTGATAACCACGGTTGACTCCGGCAATGATATGGCCGTGAGGGAAAAGCGCGCCGTCCATCGTTGTGAATCATGTTGCAAGTATGCTATTCTTAAGTCGTGCCGGTTCGGTATTCGTTCGCCGGCACGACTTTTTTCATATATGAAAGGAAAAAATAATGGATGACGAAACTTCCGAGGAAAGGGACACCGCCGAACGCGATGACCTCACCCCCGACGAATCGCACCGCGTAGGCGAATTCGATGACTTGCGCGACATGCTGCGTGACGTGCTGGACAAGGTGAGCGCAATCAGTGACCGCACGGACGCAATCAGCGAACGAATCGATGGCATATATGACAATTTCACCGATTCCGTCGCGCAAATGGTTGAAAACGGCGCGACCGTCGAGGAAAACGACGATGACGCGGCGGAAGCAATCGCGCAAGCGGCGGCGGAAGACTTGGAAAATCTTGACTACACGCTTTAATCGATAGGAGAAAATATTATGGCTGTAGACAATGCGACAATTTTGGATAAGGTGCGTACCAAGGGTACTGACGATTATCAGCAGCGTATCCCGAGCGCGACACAGACAGGCGTTGCGAACACCATGCGTTACTTGTTCGACCCGATGAACCGCCAATATTTGAACGACTGTGTTTGGACCATGGTTAATCGTATCGGACTTACTGTAATGGCGCAAAACGCGCCGTTTGAAAACCCGTTGTCGATTTTCAAAAAAGAAAATTTGTACTGGGGTTCGACTGTACAGGAAATCGCCGTCAAGTGGATTAAGGCGCACGGCTACAAGGATGACGCGGAAGATTTGCTGAAAATGCACCGTCCCGAAGCGGCGGTGTGGTTCTATGAAATGAATCGCCGTGACCAATACCCGATTTCATGGACCGATGACGAATTGCGTCAGGCGTTCGTAGATGATTTCGGATTGAATCGTTTCGTTGCGCAGATTATGGAAACGCCCCGTAATTCCGACAATTACGATGAAATGAACATTATGATTGCGCTGATTCGTCATTACGAGCAGAATCTTGGTTTCTACAAGGTGCATCTTGACGCGGTGCCGAGTGACCAAACGACCGCTAAGACGTTGCTTAAGGCATTGCGTGCGACCGCCGGACGCATGCAGTTCCCGTCAACGCAGTACAACGCTTTAAACGTGACCGACATTCCGGCATACGCCAACCCGCAGCAAATGGTGTTGTTGATTGAACCGGAATATCTTGCGTCGCTTGACGTTGACGCGTTGAGCGCGGTATTTCAGCTGGACAAGGCCGACGTGCCGTATCGTATTATTCAGGTGCCGTCGCTTGGTATCGACGGTGCTGTGGCGTTGCTTGTATCGACTGATTGGTATCAGGTACGGGACACCATGTACGGTACTACGCAGTTCTACAATCCGCAAACTGTTTCTAATACACTGTATCTTAATCACTGGGGCATTTATGGCGTGTCGCCGTTTACCCCGTGCGCCTTGTTCACCACCGACGCGGGTACTTCCATCAAGGTTGTGACTCAGACCGTGACCGGCTTCACTCTGACGCCGACCACGGGCACCGTCAAGGCGGGCGACCTTATGCAGCTCACGTCGAAGCTCACTGCCACCGTCGCGCCGACCGGCACCGCCATACAGGTGGCACCGAACGCGGCGACGTACGAGGTTGCGGCGAACCATGCCGCAAGCGGCGATGCCGATCACGGTGCTGCGTTCGACCTCAATGCGAATACGTTCGTTGACGACCAGGCGCGCTTGCATGTCCAGCGTGACGGCCTTGTGGCCGGTGACGTTATTACCGTGATAGGAACCGCTACGTATGTCAATCCGAACGGCACGACTACGAAGCATTCCGCAACATGCACGTTCACCGTCGAATAGTCCGAATCGACTATGGTATAAAATGAGTGGTGCTTCATATGAAACACCACTCATTTTCGTATATGGAAAGGGTACGATATGGATTTTCCACATCTGCAAAACGCAACGACGTTCCCCGATACGGATACGCGCGTATACGGGCAGTACCACAACGTTTTCGATTACAATGTTTGGACGCCAAACACGGTAATCAAGCTGTGCCGCGTGAATTGGTACGATGATTACCACGATGTCGTGAAATTCCCCGATGACACCACAAGAGATTCGTGGTTTGACAAACTGGACGGCGAAACCGTCAAACTCACGACGAACATGTATATCGCACGCGCCGACGCGGACGGTATAAAATTGCCGGTGCCTTACATGACGGCGCAACAGTGGAATTACATTGTTGTTGATTTTTCGCGTGACATTATCAATACGCCGTATCAAAAAACCGACGTGCAAACACGTTATCATTTTTTCATCACTTCCGTACGCGCGGAAGCACCGAACACGACAACATGCACGCTTATGCGCGACGTATGGACGGACTATATCAACAGCACCACAATTAACGGAATGGTGCTGACACGCGGGCACGCGCCGTTGATGGAAATGACACCACAAGAACTGTTGAAGAACCCGCGCGCGAATTGCCGTGATTTTACGTTGCCCGATGTCGATTATGGTAGCGCGGCATCGAATATAAGAAAAAGCACGCCGTTTAATCTGCAAAACGGTACAAGATATATTTGTGTGGCCGCAACGTTTTCACCTGAACAATTGCGAACCATGAGTGGCATACGCGGTACGAACATTACGGACAGCAACCCGACATACAGTAATGCCGATGACACTGTAACGAATTTCGCGTGGGGTGCCGGAAACATTTCCACGTCAAACGTCACCGGCGCGGGCACATCATACAATTCAATCGATAATTTTACTGCAAGCGACGTAAGCATGTATGCGCTCGAATCGTCCAAAATATCGGGCGAATATTTCGACACGCTTTTCAGCTATTATCCGCATATTATGTCGCAGATTACAGCGGTTTTCGTCGCCACCGCAAACATGATGCGACTTGATGACGCTATTGGCGTGAACGGTGTCGAATGGCATACGGTCAGCGGTACGCGAACGAAACTATCCGATATTGATTTGACTATCGATGATTTCGCGTACGCTAGCGAATACGCGCAAATAACGCGATTGTATCTTGCGCCCTACGCGCACTTAGAGATTTCCGACAATATCGGAAACAAAACCCGTGTGGAAATAGCCGACTGCGGACACCTTTCGGTACAAACCGTCACATCCCTCAGTTATCCGATATTGCGTCAAATTGCATGGCTTGACGGAATCGGAAGCGACGGCAATACGTCAATTAGCATTGACGCCATTAACGGAAACAGCATTACCGCCGACGTACCGAACGCGGACATGCTCAAAACACTCATATCGCACGACATACCAACATACGCGCTGCAACGTCGCGCAATCGACGCGCACCGCGCCGACGCATACAACCAAAATATCGCACAAGCACGCGAAAACGCCATACTCGCATACGAAAACGGCGCACGTACGAACAACGTCAGCCGTGACAACACCGCGCGCACAGGACAAACAAGCGTTGCGAACACCGCAACCGCCAACGGCTTGCGCAACACGACAACAGCTAATGCAAATCAAGCCGCAACAGACATAACAGCGCGCGGAAACACCAAACTAGATAGCGAACAGAAATATCAAAATGCAAAAATAAACGCCGATTTATCAGAAGATTTGGCAGTCGCAACCGCGTCATATGTCACCGGGCAAGAACAAGCAGCAATGACCAACGTCACTTCAACTCTTGGTAGTCTCGCCACAAGCGCAATATCGGTTGGCGCGGGTTTAGCAGCAAGCGCGGCTACAGGTGGCGCCGCGCTCCCGGCTGTAATTGGCGCGGCCGCGGGGCTTAGTTCCGGTGTAATAGGTGTCGGCACGTCAAGCTATAACGCGGCGATTGCGTTGACCAATAACCAACTTGTGTACACCGCGTCAAGCGACGCGGCATCCAACAAAGCAGCCAACGCGTTGGAATGCAACGCGGGACTTATTGCGCAAGCAAAAAGTTACGCCACAGATAGCACGAAACGTTCCAACCAGCTCAACACCGATAACACTAATGCGTCTAACACGGCCAATACGGCAATAACAAACGCAAGCGTCACCACGGCGAACGCGAATGCCACCGCATCACGTAATCAGAGTGTGGACAATGCCAAACGTGTCATGATAAACACGCGTTCCAACGTTAACGCAGCATGGCGCGACTTACTCAACCATGCAGCGCAGCCCGTTGGAGCATATGGCGGGGACAACTTCGACCAAGCCACGGGGCTTGACACCATGACAGTTAAAATCGTCACCGAAGACAACGGCGCAATCGCGGCGGCGGGCGATTACATGCTACGCTATGGCATCGCGAGCAACAAAATCTACAATAAGCCGTCGTTGACGCCTTGCAAGCATTTCACGTATTGGCAATCCTCCGATATATGGACGATATGCCCGCTTGCGCAAAACGAACAATTGCAGACAATCAGGGATATTTTCAGTTCCGGTGTTACAATATGGAATAGACCCGAAGAAGTCGGCGGCGACTTCGTACACGACAATCTATAAGGGGGGAAAATATGGGAGCCAAGCGCACGCGTAAAAAGCCGTTGACCCGTGCGGAAATGGGCGAACGCGGCGCACCGATGCGACAGCAATCCGAATCGCTCAATTCGCAAGCGTATTCGATGGCGTATTCGCAAATGCTGAATATCGCATTATCTCGTTTCAAATGGTTGAATCTGCCGAAAACTTGCGACGCGTGGTTTCTCGAATACAATCTACTGTATTTCGGTTACGCCACAATCGCATTTCCGCATAGTAAGCCGGGCGTGTTTTTCAGCACGCAAGCGGTGACTACATCGAATTTCAACGTTTATTACAAACCGAAGAAATGGAATAGTTACGGCATCAACGGCTGGCATTTTCCGGTGAACAATTCCAATGGCGTTTTCATCTACGCCAACCGCGCACGCACGCCACTCATTCCGACGATTGAATTTTTCGCGCATGAAATAGAAGATTTGTACATAACGCGACGGCAGAACCGCTTCAATCAAAAAACACCGTTCATTCTTGAAGTCCCAGCCGGACAGCAAACGGCGGGTATTAACGTTATCAAGCAAATCTCAGGCGGTGAATTGGCAATCATGACGGCACCGGGCTTCACGGATTCGATGAAAGCAAACGTGCTTAAAACAAATGTCGAATATATCGGCATGGAATTGCAGAACGATATACAGAACACATGGAACGCGTTCTACCAATCGCTAGGCATTAAAAATCTTCCGTTGAAAATGGAACGGCAGACCGCCGACGAAATAAACGATTACGGCGAGCCAACCGATTTACGCGCGCTCAGCGAATTGGAGGAACGGCGTGCCGCGTGCGACATTCTCAACACAAGATTTGAAAAATATCTCAAGGAACCGATACAGGTTGTATGGAACGAAGACAATGTTTCTCGTAACTACGCTTACTTGACAAACGTTGAAAGATTGAACGACGATGACAATGCAGAATGACATAAATCAATATCAACCGTGTGAATCGTACGACGATTTTCACGGCGTGATGACATACACGTTTGGCGAACTGCTTGACGTGCCCGGCGGTGTCGACTGGAATAATGCCGCATGGTCATGGCGCGACATTGCCTATGATGACACGCAATACACGCGCTGCTGCAAGAAAATCGAAAACCGTTTCTATGACCGCGAACTAGGCGTATTGCCCGCAAGCCGATGGAAACGCCATTTTCTTCGATTAATCGCTGAAATAATGCCTACTCTGAAACCATTGTACGCGGCGGTTGACGGCAATTCCGGTATCATGCTGTCCGATATGGACACATGGCATAAAATGCGCACCGTGTTTTCCGATTTCCCCGCAACACAGCTAGCCGAAAACCAAGACTACGCAAGCAACGCGACCGATAACCAATACGAAACTATCGCAAACGGTGATTTCATGGCCAAAGTCAATCGCATACGCAACGGCGATTACGTCGATATTGACGTATTGTTGCTTGAGCATCTTGAAACTTGTTTCAGCCCATTGTGGACGGTAAACATAAACAACTATTGAAAGGATATACGCATGTTTCCACTACTCCCGTTTTTCTCGATATGGCCGTACACACCCGCCATACCCGCGTTCTACTGGAACGCTAAAAGCCAAGAAGAAATAATAAAACACATCGCGTGCGAAATCGACCACATAACGGCATATCTTGACGAAATCGTGCCCGATATTAACAAAACATTGAACGACTATGATACAAGAATAAAAAACATTGAAGCACACATAAATGACTACGCCCTAGCCATAGCACAACTGCAAGAACAAATCGAACACATAGGAAACACACAGCTAGTATGGAATGTCACAAAAGGCGAATACACTGACAGTAAAACCGCACTTCGTGATTTGTACCGCGAGTTGTCAGTGTACGGCGCACGAGTCACGCAAATAGCCGATATTAACGCCGACAAACTAGCCGAGCATCGAACCGACGAAACAGCAGCAATCGGCAATTTTACTATATTCGATGACACCACGCCACGTGTCACTAATCCAACCACCGGCGACGAATACGCGCCACTCTCATAGAAAGGGTGAAATCATGAATAACACCACAAATTACGAACTGGAAAAGTACGAGGCGGGAAACTCCGCAAATCTTCTCGACCAATACAACGCGTCAATGGATAAAATTGACGCTGCAATAAAAAGCGTCAGCGATAAAGCAGACTTAGCATTAAACAACAACGTACTACCGGACGGACTAGCAGCGTTCATAAACGCGCTAGGCCTGACAGGCACTAACGCGAAAACACTTGGCACCACTCTCAACCACATCTTAAACAGAACCGGCACGGAAATATTCACCGTCACGGACCTTAGCACCCTCAAAAAGACCGCAGAAGGCTATCCAATTCCACCAAGCAACTAAAGGCGTACACACATGGCATCACAAACACCGTTTTATCATCTGCCCCTATACGAAACCGGCGACCTTGCCGACCTGCGCGACGGATATAACGCTGCAATGCGGACAATTGACCGCGTAATCCACCAACTAAAAGTACAAGAAGAAATAAATCATCCTACAAACCTCCGAAAGGATAACTGACATGACCGACTACACAACCAATTTCAATCTCGAAAAATATCAAGCCGGCGACGCGGCCAACCTCAATGACCAATATAATGCGTCAATGGATATTATCGACGCTAATTTATACAAAATAAACACTAACGCAAATACTGCTGGCGGTAAAGCAACTCAAGCCTTAGAAGCAACGCAAAACAACAACAAAAAGTTAGCAGCGTTAGGCGTAACCGACACCGCAACCGCCACCGCGCTTAAAAACAAAATAGACAACACTAACACAACCGCAAACAAAGCGTTGAACTTAGCGCAAACCAATGAAACAGCTGTTACCGCGATAAATTCAAACCTAAACAAAATAAATGCAAATCTAACCGCGCTGCACGCGAACAGCGTTAACGACGCAGCCAACCTATACAACACCGTACAAAAAATAAATGGCATATATTCAAACATAGAATTAAAACGAAAAACATACACGAATATCGCAATAATAGGCGACTCAATAAGCTACGGAACCGGCGCATCAACCCTAGCAATGTCATGGGCAAACCAATTCAAATCATACATAGGCGCGGACACCGTACAAAACATGTCACAAAACAACTCGGGTTATGTAAATGAACCAACGTTTTTATCACAATTGCAAGCAGTAAACAACAAAACAAAAATAACACACATAATAATCGCAGGCGGTGCAAACGACAAACTGCAAACAACAACTGCCATTACAAACGCGGTGAAAAACACACTGCAATACGCACTAAACAACTTTCCAAACGCGGAAATACATGTCGCACCCATCGTTCTAGGCGTAAACGGTATGTTCCGTTACCACACAAACATACCACAAACACTAAACGCAATAGAAGAAGGAATAGCGCAAACACCAAACATTCACGAAATACAATACGCATGGGAATGGCTCAACGGACGCGAAGACTGGGCATCAACAAGCAACGATTCAATGGACGCAATACACCCAAACGACAACGGACAAAAACAACTCTTACGACTGTTCGCAGAATCACTATTCACCCGCAACGGCATACACAACAACTGGAAAACGAGCATAACAGGCACAGAAAACCACGGCCAAATATTAAACAGCGAATCAGTATGCAATAACGGAATATACACATTCAATTGCCAATTTAAAGTAGTAAACAATCACACGCCATACGCCGGAATAATCGCCACATGCTACGGACTATCAACAGTAAACAACTACTGCGTAAACTCAAACTACTACACTGGCACCCTATACGCGACAACCAACAAAGCGCACCGAGGAATCATAGCATGCACAACCGCAATACCAAACAACACAGAAATATACTGCACAGCAACACACAGCATTAGCGCATAAAAAACAATAAATTAATATAATAGCCGGTTGACAATAACGTCAACCGGCTATTATATCAATCACCATTATCAACCGAAATAACATATTTACGACAAGGGATTCATAAAACTCATTTTATTTTTCCTTTCATCGAAACCGACACTTATATAATATCACACCGTAAAACACGACACACCACAACCGCACCGTTTCACCACGCGCACATCCGCGTACCACACCACACGGCACATGTCAAATACACACGGCGTGTCGGGTGTATCATCACCGCTTAATGGGAACCATTCTCAATAAGGGTTGTCTATCCG